ATGTAAAACTTACAAGGTTATTAGCTTGATAAAAAAACAAAAAAACCTGATTAAGGTTGTCAATCTTAATCGGTTACACGTTACCTTATCGTATCCTTTTGATCGGATTACCCTTGGGTGTAACGTGGTGCATAAGCATTTTTATTCCCTAGCATTTTGGTCGTCTCTTACCTTATCCGAATGATCGGCGCTTTGGCGATATTTAACCCACTGAACGCATTGCTTCAAAAGGAAATTACTTTCCCTAAAACTTACTTATTTAAAAGTTGACCAACGTAGTCTGACCTACGCCTGTCGTTCTATTTTAATCCACTAATGCTGTGTAGCACTTATGTTAGTTGACAATAACAATACGTTATTGACTATCTTACCGGAAGATAAATCCTGAGCATATCAATCAGCTTGCCCGTGTCGCTGTCTTATCGTTACGTCTCACCGTCTCGATGCAATAGTTCTATCGTAGCTTGATGCTAGCGTCAACAAAAAAATAAAAATAAAATGAAAAAAAATAATCCGATTAGGTTAGTCAAATAATCATCTTAATAATATATAGAGTAAATGTTAAGAAATAGTCTATTTCCTGTTATTTCTATTTTAACGCTTGTGTCAATGGTTAGCCTTGTATCGTCTCACCCCATGCTTAAATCGAAAATAAACGCAAAATTAATTGAGTAACTCAGGTATTTAGTTCCAGCATTTTTATACTGACTAAAGTAGTTTGGTCAAATTATGTAATAAATGATTATTGTTGATTGGATTGGTTGGTTGAATAAGTATAAAATTAAACTGGTTGTGTATAAATAAACTTGTCTTATGTAATAATTGTTTACATAATTGCACTATATAAAATCAAACTAATCTCCATAAGTCTAACTGATAACATATCATCAGTTTAAATAATGTTGACAATGACATAAGCGTCATGATAAGATTCATCACTTCATTAGTATGGCTTATATGATCTCATTAGAATAAGTAATGACATAGCCTATTGACAAGCTGATCGCATCATGATATATTAAACGGTTATTATTTAATAGGTCATAAGTTAAGTTGATGATATGTCAGTAGTTTAAATAATGTGACAGATTGTTTTAGGTGTGGTAGGATGGAGTGAGGGGAGAGGTATGAGGTAGGGGGAGGGGGGTATGTTGCTTTGCGCGATACGAAGACGTAAGCTATGCTCTCAGGCACTAAATCAAAATCTCACTCTAGGAACACTCACCATTCCATAGAAATTTAAATCCCTTTGTAATTCCTTGTTATTATTTGTATTAGAAATTATGGCTGTTAGAGTAGCGTGATTAGGCATGTTATAACTCTAGGAATTAACAACTTGAATTATATGAGTAGTTTTAATCTATCTGATCTGTTTAAAAAGGATGTAATTGTAGTTTATAGGAATGATGTAGACAAGAGATTTTATGTGTCTGAATCTCAGTCTATGGTAGGTCATGTTAGGAATATGTTCTCTACGCAGTTGATGCAAGATAAATTTAGTCAACTAAAGAATGACATAGAATCTGGTAAGGTAGTGTTAGAGATTATAGAAATAGAACCAGATAAGTTCATAAGACAAACTAAATTAGTCAAGTATAATGACGAGTATGTAGCTCAAGGTTATACGCAGTATGTTAGTATGCTTCGTTCTACGAAACCAAAGATTAAGATGCACATAGCCAGAAATCGTCATAAGAACTTTTGTGTGATTGTGTACATGATTCTAGGAACAAGACCTAAGACGATATTGGGTGTGTTTGATAAGGTAGAGGAAGCTAAGAAGTTCATATCAACGCACTATCCCAATTATAAGCTCACAGATAAGGGATTAGTCATTGCAGACAATGATCTCACCAAAGACTTTATTCAAAATAGATCCTTTCATTTTAACAACTCTCTATGAAGCTAATTGCTTCTAAGATTGACCCATTTGGACCGTAAAAAAGCGTACATAAGATTGTATCACAGGTCGGGTAAAGCAGGTTAACTGAGAGTCGTAAGATTCAATAGCAGCGATGCACCTGCACTCAGAGTCGAACTAGTTAGTATAAGTTCTGAGCGGAAAGCCAAGTGGAGAAATGACAGGAGTCAGAGGGATACAGCACTCGCTCCATCAATCCGAGCATGACATGATCTGAAATATGGTCACAAGGTTTTAGATGAAATTGTCGATAGTAATCTAATTCCTACCTCGTATAAGGTTGATGAATTTTATAAAAAAAATTCGTTATCTGGTAAATCGGGTGTAGTGTATCAAATGGAACCTGTTAATTAGATGAAGAACAACTTCGCTTCGCTCAGGTGATTTCGTTTCCGCTTCGGCTCCCACTACATCACTCAGAAATTAATCAGATAATACAGATTCGATCGAAGATCATCGCCGTCAAGGGAAGGTGTATTCTCTGATTGGTGCCTTGTATTTTAGTATATATGTGGGCTGGATCTAGGAAGATAATTTAACAACTATTGTTTACATGGATGAAATTAAACAAGAAGAATATAGTATTATTGAATGTAAACATTGTAAGCGTGAAGTGAAGCGTACATTCGCAGGTTATTATCCAAACAAGAAGGATAAGAAGTGGGTGGATGCTGAGACAGGAAGAGAGTTCAATGGAAGACTCTGTCCTCCCTGTGACAGTGAAAAGAAATCACGCAATCAACGTCTTCGTCGCCGGGTTAATCGTATCAAGAAGGAAGCGGAATATGACAGCGATCAATAAAAGGTTATACACGCCGAGTAATGATGTCGTGCGAGAATTCACCCTTTTGTATGACAAAGGAGATCAGACCATACAAAAGCTAGTGGATGCGTGGCATGGAGCTAAAGATTTTGGTGAGATTGACATGATCGAATGTCAAATGGAAGCATACAAAAAACAGATTAACAAAGAGGTAAAACGTAATGAAGCCTGAGAATGGATACTATCGCTGGAGAAAAGGTGATCGGATAAAGATCAACGAATATTTCAATACAACAGAATTTGCTTGTCAATGTGAGTACGATGATTGTGTCGATCAGAAGATCAGCGAAGACCTTATAAAGCGTCTAAGCTCTTTACGCGAGTTGAAAAGCGTTCCGTTAACTATCACGTCAGGGTTTCGCTGTACTAAGCATCAAGAAGATATCCGTAACAGTGGGACATCTACAGTGGTTGCTAAACGTAGCCAGCATGAACTTGGTAATGCTGCAGATGTAAAGTTTAATTCTCTTAGTAGCGTAGAGGCGTGGTTAGAAGACGCAAAGAAGCTGTTTTCTTACATCGGTATCGCTAAGACATTCCTGCATGTGGATACTAGACCTGCAAAGGTACAAGGTACACATGTCACATGGAAGTACTAATAAAGGGTAACTGTAATGCCAAAATTTTCAAAGACGTATAGCACTTTAGGTAAAGAAACTAGAGATCCAGATTTGCCATTAGATGCAGAATTGGAAGAATCTCCCGAACAGTTTACAGGACTTACTGGAACAGCAAATGATGTAAACGAATATCTAACAAGTAAGTTATATCCTCTTGCTATGGAGAGTAGAGAAGATAGAACTCCTATTAATTTAAGCGAACGTCCTGACGCTATTTTACGGGCATTGCAAGCTGGCTCAAACGTTGCTGATGCTCCTGCATCTTTTGTAAGAAATAAGGTGTATGGAAAATTATCTGGAATAGATAAAGATGATGCAAGCGGAGAAGATATAGTAGGAGCGCTAGAACAAAAAATAGGCGCACCTGTTCCTGAAGTTCCCGGAGCAACATTGAAGATGAAAGATGTTTTAGGTGCAGGGACAGAAATGGCGTTAGACCCTGCTCTAATGGCTGCAGCGTTTCCATTAATACGAGGAACTGTTTTACCTAAGCTTCCAAGAGAAATACCGCAAATGGTAGTTAATCCCAGAATGGAAGTAAAAGAAGGTTTAGGACAATTATATAAAGAACGACAAGGTTTAAGAGATCGATACGGTCCAAAATCTCCAGTAGAAGTATCTCCTAGACAAACTACAGAAGAAACTGAAAAATTAATACCGGAAGAAAAACTAAAAGAAGCTAAAATGGAAGAACTCCGGAATCGTCCACAAACGCCTCCAAATCAACTACTAAGTAAACGAAATAAACAAACAACTGACTTAATAGAAAAACAATACGATCCGTCTTTTGGACGACCAAAATACCACGAAAAAATAGGTGGCATTGTTGATAATTTAAATACCGGTAGAATGAGTACTGAGCAAGCAATGCAAGAACTTAATGCTATGGGATTAGATGATTCTCAAACGGATTACTTTATCAGAAAATTAACACATCTTGATAATTCCGCTAAACGATATGCTGAGAGCTTAGATAGATCAGACCCTGAATTTTTTAAAAAAATACTGGAACGAACATCTGATCCTGAATACGGTAAATACGCAGAATTGCAAAATATGGAGATGTCTCCTCGATATGCAAATCCCAAAAATCAACCATATCAAAGCGGAAAAAAATTACCCCCTCATCCAAAACTAATTACCGCTAAAGATATGATTGTTGAAACAGATGGTATTGCATCGCTTAATGAAAACGAATTAAAAGCGTTTTTTAAAGAAATATATGCTCCTAATGCAAATAATAGACCATTAATTAGTGGTATTGTAGAAAAATATAGAGAAATTAATCCTAAAGATGAAGCATCTTGGCAAAGATTTTTAGACGAAGCACTTTCAATGAAAAATAAACAAATGCGTCCAAAGAACTAACTTAACAACTATTGGTATGGCGATGGAATAACCAGTAGGTATTCATACCTGCAACGATTCCTATCGTAACACAAAGTAAAGAGGTGCAATCCCTGTTTATTTTATCGCCAAAATTACAAGGAGTGTATTTAATCATGGATAAGATTTATAATGTTTTGCCGATGGCTTTGTACTGCCTATTTATTTTTAAATTGGTAGTTAATGGTGTTACACCTGCAGAATGCGGTGTTGCGATAGGACTTACTGCTCTTATGGCAGTAAAAGAATTTACAGGTAATAAAAAGAATTTAAAACTGCACGAAGTAGTTGAGACTGTAGCTAAACAAAACGAAGTAATCGTGAAGATGGCTACTGAAATTGATTCATTAAAAACTGCAATAGCTGGAATGAAAATGAGTCAAAACTTTAAAAAGGTAATTTAAAATGAATAACAGATTTCAAGGTGAAGAAGACGTAGGTTTTCAAAACGAACTTACTCCAGAACAAATTCAGCAACTTTTGGCTATGGTTCAAAATATGCCTCAAGATCGCATGCCAGCAAACATGGGCGAATCTGCTGATCTTAAACAAATGCAAGGAATGCCTAGTCGTCCCCATCTCCGATGGCTTCTCCTTTCCGTAATATTCGCGGTACTATTGATCGCTCTAAATAAGGGTTGGTAAATGGAAGACAATAACTTTTTATCCAGAATTGCAAATATTGCCTCAGATACATTGTTTGGGCCTTCTGCCGAAGCAAAGATGATTCATGGAACAAAAAGTGGTGCAGATACTCTTGATACAACAATTCCTTATGAAGCTAGAGATAATATTGAAGCATATTTAGGAAAAGCTCCAAAAACAAAACAAGAATTTTACGATCTTATTGAAGAAAAATTTAGAAAAGAATTAGATAATCCTGAAAATAAATCCCGTACTGCAGGACAAATTATAAACGCAATAAATCATAATTTATCTATAATCGCGTTAAATAAGCTTGGTGTTAAAACTATAGATGAAATTCCTGAAAAAATATTTGATGCGTGGAATGTTCCAAAAGATTATCAAAAACAAATGCATCAAGTTTTAATTGAGCAACCAAAAACCTCTAAAAATTTGGGAGGAATGACTTATCCTTTGTATTCAAAAAAAGATATAGTTCCAGAAGAATTAGGAACTTCTTATGAAAAAATTGGGAAAAAAAATTTAAATGCTCAAAATCTTAAAGAAAACTGGGGGATTAAAGGAACTCGATTAATTCCAGATGATGTAACTCCTCAACAACTTCAAGTTTTATCAAAAATTCCATTTTATTCTGATCAACAAAGAATGGCTGCAGGACTTTTAATGCATGAAGCTGGCGGTCACGCAAGACAAATGATTAATCCTGAAATTTTGAAACCTTTATTAAAAGCTAACCTTGGTAGTGAGCAAGTAAATGTGGGAGATAAAAATTTATTTAAAGAAATTCCATTTTTAGATGCATTAAATAAATTAAAATTTAAACCACATTTTTATCAACAAAATCCCGAAGGTTATCAATGGCATGAAGATTTAGGACAATTAATTCTTCCTGATGTTTTTCCGCAAACTAAACAAAATTGGCCAGCAATTAAACAACAGCCAACTCCTACGCCAACACCGGATCCAACTTCCACTCCTGCAATTAAACAGCAACCAAAAAATGCTGTAGATCTTTATGGAGAACGAGAGTATATGGAGCTTTATCAAGCTGAAATACCGGGTACATTACCAGAAGATGCAGTAGTTCATGATTATATCCCTGAACCTGAAGATGAACCTACTCCAACTCCTACACCTATTAAATTTCCAAGAACTAAAACTAAAACATCTAAGAAAAAATAATGTTTCCTAGAATTTAACAACTAAGTACATGAAACATTTAGATGACATGGAAAAGTCGTTTAATGAGCTACAGGAACATTCTGATATACAATTCAGAACAATTATTGAGCTTAAAAAACAAATTGAAGGACTAAAAGAAGAAAATAAACTTCTTAAATCTAAGAATAATAACGGTTTACCTCAAACTGTTGGCGATTTTTCCGAAAATCCTCTCAAAGATATCTCAAATGAACAATTAATTTGTGAAACTCAGCTTGAATTGTTGAAAGAACGAGCAATTGTTCGAGAACTTACGCTAGAAGAAGCAAAAAAATTCCAAATTTACACAGTGATTTTGTCTGATATTCACAAAAAACAAAGTGATATGCCAGATTTAACTGTGCAAAAGCTAAGTGATGATGAACTTTTAAAACTGGTGGTAAATAATGTCGAACAACCTCGTGCCACCGTCTAAAGTAGATCCGAAATTAGTAAGAGAAACGCTTTGGCGAAGAGGAAATTTGTCTTGGCTTCTCGATTTAAACCAAAAAGAACTGTATGAATTGTATTATAACACAACACATAGGGTTCAAACTTGGCTTTTAGCTCGTCGTTCTGGTAAGTCTTACGCTCTTTGTGTACTTGCTATTGAAACTTGTCTTAAAAAGCCCGGAGCAATCGTAAAGTTTTTGGCTCCTACTCGCGTTCAGGTCAATTTGATCATTCGTCCGTTGATGAGAAAAATTCTCGAGACTTGTCCAGAAGATCTAAAGCCTGACTATAAGACAAAAGATAACATTTTTTACTTTCCTAATGGATCAGAGATTCAACTTTCCGGTACAGATGGTGGGAGTGCTGAGAGACTCCGTGGTGGTGACTCAGATTTAGCTATCGTGGATGAGGCTGGTAGTTGTACTGACCTTAGTTACTGCATCCGAGACATCTTGCTTCCCACCACATTAATTACCAAAGGTAAAATTCTATTAGCTTCTACTCCTCCTGAAGATATTGAGCACGATTTTATTCGTTTTATTGAAGAAGCTGATGCAAGAGGATCTCTTGTTGTAAAAACAATTGAAGATAATCCCCGTATTGATAAACGAGAAAAAGAAGATTTAATTTTGGAGCTTGGTGGTCCGAACAGTGAAGCAACACAACGAGAACTTTATTGCAAAATTATCAAATCTACAACGAGAACTGTTGTACCTGAATTTACTGATGATAAAGAAAAAGAGGTCGTTAAGGCGTGGCCTAAACCCCCATTTTTTAGTTCATATGTCTCTATGGATTTGGGCTACAAGGATTGGACCGTGGTCCTCTTTGCTTACTATGATTTCAAGGAAGATAAAGTGGTGGTTGAAGATGAGCTTGTAACCTACGGACAGGATATGCATTTGCATACACTTGGCTGGGACATCAAGAAAATGGAAGAAAAGCTCTTCACTGACCCAATGAGTAACGAATTTATGCGTCCTAAAAAGCGTGTAGCCGATCACAACCTAGTGGCAATTAATGAAATCTTAAAAGCCACTAATTATCAGGTTAGATTTGAACCTGCAAAAAAAGATGACAAGCATGCAGCAATTAACTTCCTCCGATTAATGGTGCAAAATAATAAACTATACATCAATCCTCGATGTAAAGTTACCATTAGACATTTAAAAAATGCAAAATGGGCATCTGTGACAAACAAAGATACCTTCTCTCGTTGTCCAGAAGGTTCGCATTATGACGCAGTAGATGCTCTTGCTTATTTACTACGAGCAGTAGATTTCAAATTAAATCCGTATCCAAAAGGCTTTGGTTTAACAACTAGAAGTGAAGATTTATTTAATAGAAATACATCTAATCCGATAGAGAATGAAAACATCTATCGCAAGATATTAAATTTAAAGGTTAAAAAATAATGAGTATTTATAGTGCTGATAATAGAGTGAGCAAAGGCGATGTCTATTGGGCTGCAGATTCCATTGATCGCGTTACTAGCGAGGCATTAAACCGCGCAAGTTCATTCTATAATGTTCTATCACAAAATTACTATTTAGATCAGTTGGTTCGCAATTGGCTTTTCTATCATGGCCAATACAATGCCACTATTGCTGGTGATACCCATCGCGTTAGCTTCACTGGTGAAGAAGGCGAACTCGCTTCCTTGGCTGTAAATCACTTCCGTAACATCGGTCAACACATTCTTAACATGATTACCGCCAATCGTCCTGTAATGGAAGCCAGAGCGGTTAATACCGATTATAAATCATTAGCTCAGACCTATCTCGCAAACGGAATTCTTGATTATTACATGCGTGAAAAAGGTCTTGAAGATTGCATCCGTCGTGCAACAGAAATGGCTGTCGTTCTTGGCAGTGGATTCGTGCGCTTAGAGTGGAATGCAACTTCCGGAGAACTGTACGATTTCGATCCAGAAACTGGTGAGAAAAATTTTGAAGGAGAAATCGAATTCAACACACTTTCCCCTTTTGATGTTGTGTTTGATGGCACGAAGGAATCTTGGGATCAGGAGTGGATCTTGGTTCGAACATTCCAGAACCGCTTTAATCTTGCAGCAAAATACCCTGAGTTAAAAGAAAAGATTTTGGGCATGCAAACTAAAAATATGGCAACTACGTCATATCGTTTAAGCATGTTTTCAAACGACCAAACTGATGACATTCCGGTATATGAATTATTTCATAAAAGAACCGAAGCAATGCCAGATGGTCGATATATTTTGTTTTTAGATGCAGATTTAGCACTTCTGGATATGCCGTTACCATACCGCCAGATCCCAATTTTCCGTGTATCTGCAGGTGAGTACATGGGAACTCCATACGGATATACTCCGATGTTTGATTTGTTCCCATTACAAGAAGCAGTTAATTCTTTGTACAGCACAATCCTTACTAACCAGTCAGCATTCGGTGTACAAAACTTGTTTGTTCCAAGAGGATCGGATTTAAACATCAATTCTCTTGAAGGAGCATTAAATATTATCGAAGGAAATGAAAAACCTGAAGCTTTGGCTCTCACTGCCACTGCTCCAGAGATTTTTAGCTTCCTTCAAACCCTAGAAACCATGATGGAAACTATTTCTGGAGTAAACTCTGTAACAAGAGGTAATCCAGAAGCATCATTGAAGTCTGGAACTGCATTGGCACTCGTTCAGTCGATGTCTTTACAGTTTATTTCCGGTCTTCAGCACAATTATGTAAAATTAATTGAACAAATTGGAACATCTTTGATTTCCATTTTGAAAGATTATGCCAAAACGCCAAAAACTATATCTCTCGTCGGTAAAAACAACAGACCAATGCTCAAAGAATTCACTTCCGATAGCATTCAAGATATTAATCGCGTTATTGTTACCGTCGGTAATCCCCTTGCTCGCACTACTGCTGGTCGTGTTCAAATGGCCGAGCAAATGCTTCAGATGGGCCTCATAAAAAACCCTCAAGAGTACTTCCAAGTCATCAATACTGGTGCAATTGAAACCATGTATGAGTCTGACATGAACGAACTTCTCCTAATTAAGCGTGAAAATGAGTTTATGATGGAAGGAAAAGAAGTAATGGCTGATATTTTTGATACGCATCAGTTGCATATCATGGAACATCGCGGTCTTTTGTCTGATCCAGAGCTTCGTATGGATCCAGTGCTTAGAAAAGCTGTGCAAACTCACATGGAAGAGCATATTGATATGCTTCGTAACGTTGATCCTGACGTATTGATGATGACAGGCCAACAACCGTTGCAAAATCCTCAAGCACAACAAGGAGCGCAAGGCGCACCAATGGATCAGATGATGCAACCTCCAACAGGAATGCCATCTACACCAGAAGAAATGATTAAAGGACAGGGAAATCCGGGCGGAAGTGAAATGCCAAACATGCCTACTCCACCTGCTCCATTTGAAAATCTTCCCACTAATCCAGCGGATATGATGCCGCAATAAAAAATTAACAACTTTTACTATGGAGAAAAAGAAATTTCAGTTTAAAAAAGTGCATAAGTCTGTAAAAGGCGGACTGACTGAATCAGGTCGTAAAGCATATAATCGTGCCACAGGATCTAATTTAAAAAAACCGCAGCCTGAAGGTGGATCAAGACGCGATAGTTATTGCGCAAGATCTGCTGGTCAGAAAAAAATGCACAATATTGACTGCACTAAAACTCCAGAAAAACGTTTATGTTTAGCTAGAAAACGATGGAAGTGCTAAATGCCAGCAAAAAGCAAAGCACAATTTCGTTTAATGAAAGCAATTGAGAATAATCCAAAAGTTGCAAAGAAAATTGGAATGTCTCAAGAACAAGCTAAGGAATATACCAAGAGTAATGTTGGTAAAAAAAGATTTTCCAAACTTAAAGAGAAAATAGGAAAAAAGTAAAATGTCTAAAACCGAAAAATTATTATCTGATAGAGATTATCAACAAACATTAAGACTTTCTTTTAATGATGTTGATGCGTCATTAACTACAAATGGATTTTTGATCGGTAAAATTGGACGAAAAGTTGAAGTTGCTATCACTACTACTACAGTTTTGGATGACACTGCTATTTATACTTTTAAAGAATTACAAAATGGTGTGTATGTAACTTTGTATCAATACACGATTATTTATACCAATGGCGGAAGAACCCAAATGATCTCTGCCGAACGAACAGCGTAAGGAACAAATATGTCTATCGTTTTTGACCCGTTTACAGGACAGATTATTGATACTGGTTCTTCTGGTGGTGCTCCAAGCATCGGAGGTCCAGTTCTTGGTGCAGATCCGAATGCTATTTTGGTTACGGATGCAGCTACTAATTTGCAAGATATTCAACTTGCAGACGGTCAAGTTCTTATTGGTAAAACTGGTGATGCTCCAATTGCTACCACTCTTACTGGAACTCCAAATCAAGTAGACGTTACAAATGGTCCAAATACCATCACTCTTTCTACTCCACAAGACATCGATTCTACTGCTTCTCCGACATTTGCAAATTTAAACTTAACACCTACCGGTATTATCGATGTAACTGCTCCGGGACTTCTTGAGATCGGAGTTACAAACGCAACTACTATCAATATCGGTAATGCTGGTGCAGATGTAAACATATACGGAGATACAGTTTACCAAAACGTAACAAATTTAAATGTTACCGATAAAAATATCACAGTAAATAACGGCGGATCTGCATATACTTCATTTAATGCCGGTATTCACGTTTACGATGGCGGCGTTGATGATAAAGGGTATCTTGAAGTAACTCCAGATATGCTTGGTTGGGATATGAAAGCTCCATATGCAGATGGAATTGTTACTATTAATCCCGGTGCATCCGGATTTACTATCGATCAAGGCTCTCATAATCCTGTTACTATCGATACTCCAGCAAACGGATTAAGTGTTGATGGAAACCAAATGCTTACTATGGCATTGGCAGGAACTTCAACTACCGGTACTCTTTCATCTGCAGATTGGAACACTTTTAATAGCAAACAAGATGAATATATCTTTAAAGTTACTGTTTATGATCCAATAAATACATCGCTTCCCACTGTAGCTCCTGTAGTTATTGATGGCTACACCATATTAAATGGTGATAAAGTATTATTTAGCAATCTTTCTACTGGAAATAATGAAATTTATGAAGCAACTGTAGCTATTGGAGTAGTAAGTTGGACATCCGTAGAAACTCCAGTAGTAAACGATTATGTTTTAGTTGAAAACGGAGATGCATTTGCTCTTCAGGCTGGCGTATTTACCGGAACTTCATACGATTTTAATCGCGTAATTCGTCATTTTAACGGCGTAGACTATTGGGAACAAAGCGCAATTTACACAGTTCCTCTGGTAAACAATCTTCCAAACACAGTTTTTACAATCAATATTACAAATTCTGAAAACATGATTGTAGATTACTCCGTAGTTCGTGGAGTTAAAAAGACTACAGGTACATTGTTCATCACTTCTGACGGAACAAATGTAAATGTTTCTGACGTTGGTGTAGATTTAACTACTCCGCTTGGATTAAGTTTTACTGCAAGCATTGCATTAGGACAAATTACTCTTACTTGTGTAACTGATAACTCCGGCGATGCTGGAGAATTAAAATATAATCTTCGTAGATGGTCTGATGCTCCGGGCGGTCCGGGCGGATTGCCTTCTTATACTAGCGGTGGCGGATCTTCTACCATTACCGTAGAGCAAGTAGGGTTAGTAAATCCTAATGAAACCTACAATAACATTAGTACTATTCAGTTTGATAATGATACAGGGTTTGATGTTACTCCAGTTTCTGCTGGCGTAGTTAAAGTTAGCCTTGGAAGTACATTTAAAACTTGGAATATTGACAATGGTGCTGGTCCTGCGCAACCTTCTTTAGTTGCAGTTGGTGAAGATACCGTAGAATTTATTGCTGGTACAAATATTGAGTTTGTTACAGACAACACTCTTGGCGCAAAAACATTCACTATTAATTCTACTGGCGGTGGAGGAGGACCAACAGTTCAAACTGTTACTCTTTCTAATGGAGTTAGTAACCAAAACGTAACAGGATTTGTTGTAGATCCTACTACTTATGACGGATTTAATGCTGATATTGTAATCACTCGCGATGTTCCATCTGGAATTGAGTTAAAAGCAGCAAGTCCACTTAATCAATCTTATAATCAAATTTTACAACTTACTGATGGATCTGCAATTTTGTATAATAATGATCCTATTGCATCTATTTATACTATTAAAAAGGTAGATGCTGCCGGAGCTACAGATGCAACATTCAGTACTGGAACAGGATTTAATGGGTATATTAGCACAATTATTGATGTAACTGAAGATTCTACAAATTCAGTTCTTGCGGTGTTTGGAGGATTTACTGACTATAATGGAAATATTAGAAATCGTGTGTGCTTTATTGACGGTAATACTGGTGCCGATTTGTTTGATTTATATGATGGATTTGGTATAGCCAGCGGTGGAACTGGGTTTAGTTCAGGAACAATTAATTCTGTAACAAAAATCAAATATACATCAAATATTGCATCAAGTACCTCTCCATATGGATATCTGATTATTGGAAGCATGGATTATTTTAATGATATGACCATGACTACTCCACTTACATCAAAAGCCATTATTGTTTCTTGCCAACGCGGTCAAGGATATGTTCAAATTCCAAACGGATCATCATTTGCAACCACAGCATATTTACTAACTCCGGTTAATAAATATACATCAAATATTTCATTTTCTGTAAGTCCAAGTATTACGGTTTCAAACGTACCTTGGTCTGATGCACAAGAATATTATTACAAATATAGCAGTAACGGTTTATATGTAAATGATTTTAGTGGATCTATTAATATGGGTATGGGATATTTTATTGCCACATTTGGAACATTTATGATGGGAATGGCATACATTTATTCTATGGATACAAATACGGACGGATCTGTATTGTTTGTAGGAGGAGATTTTAGTCAAATTACATCTCCATCAATAGTATCTTTAAAATCTATGGCAAAATTTAATGTTCCTTCTATATCAACCATTACTGTAGATACAGCTTTTAATCCATTAATTGCCGAAACTGCTCCTAGTGTTTATGTTTATAAAATTTTAGCAAATGATTCTTTAATAAATATTGGCGGTGGGTACATTTATAATACCAGCTCTTGTCAAAATTACTGCATATTAAATTATGACGGAACTGTAAATACTCCAGCATTAGTTCCTTTTGGATCGGGATTTCCTATAGACACTCTTGTTTCTTTTTCATCAAATTTTTTCCTACAAATTAAACCTCTTCCTGATTTGGGTAATTTATACGGATTTAATGCGATTGTTCCTGCTTCATATGTGACAAAAATGTATGGATGCAACGAATACACTGGAATAACTCCGCCATTTACTCCTGAAATGAATATACAAGGGTATTCTTATGCCGGAGGAATATATGCTGGAGTTTCATTTGGATTTGATTCTGCTGGACAATTAAAATATACGTCTTCAAACATTCCGGGTGGATCAAGTTTCACCATGAAATACATCTTAACTAAACTGTAATTAAGGGAAAGTGAACTTAATGAGCAACGATTTTTTTAGAGTAAATAAAGGTGTAAAGTTAAACCCTACCGACGAACCTGCTTTGACGGAACAGGGACAGCTTTACTTAGACAATAACGACAATGCGACAGCGCTTGTTGGCGTAATTAAAGCTATTGACCCGAATATCACAACAAATGCAATACAATTTGATGGAGCATCATCGGAAATTGCAATTACATCTGCGACTTATGGAACAGTAACCGTTACTCCAGATAATCAAGTGGGAATCGTTGCAAACAACACAGTAAAACTTCCAGTTTCTAATACCGCATCTGTTGATGTGTTAGTTGCTAGAGATACTGCGGATACACTTACGAATAAAACTATCAACACTAACGATAATACTATCGAAATTGCATCTACACAGATTACTGCAACAACAGGAACTGGCGGGGTAGTGGTTCTTGATACATCTCCTACTATAAATAGTCCAAGCTTAGTTACTCCAACATTAGGTGATGCAACGGTAACTTCTATTACAGGTTCTGCAACCGCAGATTTAGTGATAAATTCTGATCCTGCATATGAATTAGAAATGCAAGGTAATAACGTTTTAGTTAAAACGTTTAATAATGCATTAGCTGTAGCAACCGGATTTATTAATATTAAAACTGGAGATCAAACAGGAACTTCTAATTCTGGAAATGTTGATATTAACACCGGAGATTCTGACGCAAATACTAGCGGAAATATTAATATTATTACCGGAGATACTACCGCTTCTCCAAGTGGAGATATTAATATATCTTCAGGTATGTCGGTATCATCTTTTAGGGGAGCTGTAAATCTAGTCCATTAGCTGCGGCATACCCATTAACAATAACATCAAATCCTGACGTATATTTTTCATTATCAGATTCGTTTGGAATGGGAGCAGATGCTTTTGAAGTTACTTCTTTAAACCAAGTAGAAATTACTGCGGCTTCCGGAGATGCATCATTAAAAGCTGAATCTGGAGACGTTTATATTAAAGGAACAAATGCGTATATTGGACCTATAGTTAATCCTCCGGGACAATACGCCTTAAAAGTATCTGATAGTTTATCTGGAGTAACACTAACTTCCGGAAGTAGCATATTAATAATTGAATCCATGCTTATGGTTCAACCTCCCGGATATACATATGCAGGATTATCGCTAGATGCGTGGTCTTTAGAACTTGGATGGAATCCTTCTGGAGGTTCAAAAGAGTTACAATTTTCAACAAATTCCGGTTCTAATTATTTACGATTAAAAGCTGCTGACCTTCCTGTTAACAGTTACACTCTTACTTTTCCGGGAACAGCACCAACAGCATATCAAGTACTGCAGTACGATGGCGCTGACTATCAATGGTCTAAAACATTTGATACTATTTATGGCGCAAGCGGAACTCCTTTTACTATAAATCCGGATGCGGCACAAGATTTGTATTTAAATTTAGGCGGAACAAGTAAACTTACTATTGGCGACACAACAGGATTAAATTATATCAATATTGATACAAATAATCCTACAATTCAAACGATTACCTCTCCGTCTAATTTTAAAATTGAATCAAATAATGCTGGTACTCCGGGGATTATTACTTTAGATGCTCAAGAAGTTTTATATAAAGAAAATGGAACAACTTACGTTTCAATAAATACCGGCGGTATTGAATCTCTTGAAAATTTAGATGGATCTTCAAAATATTTTCTATTTCAAGCAAATAGTAATGTTGTTACATTAAAGGCAAACAATACATTAGCAGCAACTTACGACTTAATTTTTCCAGATAATGCTCCAACTTCAGAATATGTTTTAGGGTATAACGGAACAAATCTTGATTGGTATAAATTTAGACCTGCTGTATCTACAAATTCTTCCATTACGGCATCCGGTACGGTAACAATTAATACAAGCGAATTAGATTTAAATCAGATTATTGTTGTTAGTGGAGCAAGTGGTGCAGTTACCTTATCTACTACACCATTTGGTTCTGTTGCTCCTGTTGGAAATGGAACAATAATTCGTTTAATTGGCGAAAGCGATACAAATACAGTAACTATAATCAGTTCTGATATAGCAAAAGGTGCTGTTATAAATGGATCAGCAACATTAGGTCTTTATAATTCAATAACATTGCAATATATTAGCTCATTAGATCGATATATAGAAATAAGTAGAAATTTTTAATTAGGAAAATATTATGGCAACATCAAACTATAGAACAATACAGACAAATTTTACAGAAGGTGTTCAATTTGTTAAAAATTATATACCAAATGCGACATTTAATAATGGTTCTGTTAATAACTGGTCAAAGTGTACTGCACCAATAATAGGAGGAGTTCTTAGTACTACATCAATCGTAGATTTTACGGCACCGTCTATTACAACATTCACCGCTACTAATTCTACTCCTATTTCCGGTTCTTATTCTATGCAAGTAGGTGGAACTTGGGCTAGAGGAGAAGGTATAATAAGCGATGCATTTACAATTGAACGAGAAGATTTAGGCAAGCCGCTAACCTTTTCTTTCTCATATGAAGCAATAACTAATCCATTAAATGCAAACTGGTCTGGAATTTTAGGGTCACAAACATTTGCTGTTTATATTTATGATGAAACTGCCGCTGCTGGGCAAATAAAATGGATACAACCGTCTGGATTTTTAGGGATGAATCAAAACTCCGGCGTTGGTCAAGTGACGGGTAATTTTCAATCTAGTGTTGTTGTTGGACAACAATATCGTTTAGCAATTTTTGCATTACAAGCTGCCGGTGGTGCAATTACTGTAAATTTTGATAATTTTTCTGTTGGAAAAGAAACTTCTACGGTAGGAACACCAGTTACTGACTATATTGATTATACTCCAACTACAAGTTGGACTACTGGGTATACCATTTCAGGCAAATTTAAAAGAATTGGTGACAGTATTGAGTGTATTGTAAAACTTGTCTGTACTGGTGCTCCGGTTGCTGCATCTGAAACAACATTCTCTATTCCTTCGGGTTATGCAATCGATACGACAAAATTGATGTCGCCAACTGTAGCAGGGACTGCTCCAACATTTGGCGATGCAATCGGATATGATATTAGCACAACAAACTTATATTTGTTCCGCTGTCAATATTGGTCTGCAACTACAGTAAAATTATTTTATCAATCATCATCCACTGGTCAAGAAACTGCTGTAACTACGGCACTTCCTCCAACCTGGGCAACAAACGATACTATTATTGCAAGATTTCAAGTGCCTATTGTTGGATTTAGTAGCTCAGTTCAAATGTCAAATGCAACTGATACGAGAGTTGTTACTACATCGGTTACTGGAATACCGCCTTCTACTACTAGCGGTAGCGTTTTTATTTTTCCAACAGTTACTTATGATACCCACGGAGCATATTCAACATCTACCGGAAGATATACGGTTCCTGTTAGTGGGTTTATTCAAATAGCGGGAATAATTCAGACAACAAATAATAACGTAACTTTTAAAGTGTATAAGAATGGCGTTGCCGGTCCTACTTTTTGTTATATAACAAGCAACACTGGATCTGGTTCTGTAACGGTTCAATGTAATGCTGGTGATTTATTAGATTTAAGACCTGATAACACAACTGGAACTGTTTTATATACCGGAATACAATTTAACAGACTGTCTGGTCCAAGTGTTGTTGCTGCATCAGAAACAGTTACAGCAAGCTACTCAATAACTGCAGCTGCATCTACTGCAATCAACGTACAATTTAATTTTAATAATAAAATTTTTGATTCACATAATGCGGTTACAACGGGAGCTGGAGCATGGAAATTTACAGCGCCTATTAGCGGAAAGTATGAAATTTCTTCAAGCATTATCAATGCAACATCAAACAACACGATGTCTGTTTTTAAAAATGGAAGCGTTTATCGTAACATGGGATACAATATCCAAAGCGTAGCAACTGGAGCATCAATTCCGGGAACTACGATTGTTCAATTGAATGCTGGTGAATATATTGATGTTAGATCAGGATCAAATACGGTTACTCCGACAGCAGGGGTGTTTTCTGGAGCAACGCTTTCTAACTCTAACTTTATCGATATTGTAAGGATTGGTAACTAATGAAAAAAATAATTGTAACAGAAAAAAACGGACGTATTTGGGAATATTTAGATATTTACGGCGAAGTATTAGAACAAATTCATCTTCTTGGACACGGACTTCCTGAACGTGATGAATTAGATGAAAACGGGTTTCCTACAGGGAACATTATTCCAGCAGAATATACCGTAGAAATTATAGATGTTACTGCTCAAATTCAACAAGAAAAAATTAACGCAGAATCTTTAAAATATCTACAAGATACTGATTGGTATATTATTAGAGAATTAGATTCTGGAGTTCCTTGTCCTGTTGAGATTAAAACTGCACGAGCTAATGCAAGAGCTGCAATTGTTAAATAGGATAATTTATGTCTAAATTTAGAAACATTGTATTGCCAGCAACAACAACTCCATCTTCTCCAAAAGATGGACAAATTTATCATGATTCTACCCTAAATCAAATTAGAGTATATATTGATGGGTCTTGGATTTCGTTAGGTGTTGGTACAGGTCTTTTGACATCTTCTGATGTAGGACTAGGAAATGTTCAAAACGTAGATACTACAAATCCTACAAATATAAATCAAAATTCTTCTTATCGATTTGTAACAGATACAGAAAAAACGTCTTGGGATTCAAAACAACCCGCATTAGGGTTTACTCCAGAAAATTCTGCAAATAAAGGAATTGCGAATGGATATGTTCCATTAGATTCTACAACTAAAATTGCATCTATATATCTTCCAAGCTATGTTGATGATGTTTTAGAATATAGCGCTTTATCAAGTTTTCCGGAATCTGGATCTGTAGGATTAATTTATATTGCACTAGATACCAATAAAATTTATCGGTGGTCTGGGTCAACATATACAGAAATTTCTCCAAGTCCGGGATCAACAGATTCAGTTACTGAAGGATCTACAAATTTATACTTTACTACAGCAAGAGCACAATCTGCAATAAGCGGAGCTGCATCTACTATTGTTTCTTCGGATCTTACTACAAACAGAATTCTATTGTCTGATGGTTCGGGAAAAGTTTCAGCAAGTTCAGTAAACAACACCACTCTTGGTTACTTAGATGCTACGTCTAGTATTCAAACTCAACTAAATGGAAAAGAACCAACTCTTACTAAAGGTAATTTAACCGAATCTGTTTCTTCTATTCTTACTATTACAAATGGAACTAATTCTGTAATTGGATCAGGAACAAGTATTCAAGTTAAACAAGCAAATGATAATCAATCTGGATTTTTATTAAGTGATGATTGGGCGTTTTTTAATCAAAAATTAAACGGAAATGAAATTGATTACTCATTACGAACAACAATGGGTTCGGCAACTTTAAGTGGTAACAACGGAACTACATCTGCTACAACAGGTACTATTGCATTAGCAAACTTTAGCGGATCTACCACAATAGGAAAAATTCCGCATGTTACATTAAACACAACATCTACTGCAGGATCTACAACTGGAATGAGAATAACTACATCTCCTATTTGTATCGGCGGAGGATTTAAGTTTGGAACTTTGTTTCAAATTTCTGACGCATCAAATGTTGCAAATTGCAGACATTTTTTCGGAGCAAACTTATCTTCTTCTGCTACTGCCATAAACTCCTCCAGTAATAATAATCAGATAATGAATACATTAACTAACTTTTTTGCTTTCGCTCATGATTCATTTGCTGGAGATACAAATTTTTGTATATATCACAATGGAAATACTGCAGGTAATACCACTAGAATTAGTTTAGGTTCTAGTTTTCCTGTAACAAATACTGGAGAAATATACCAAGTTAAGTTTTATAATCCGATTAACAGTTTAAATGTATATTATCGAGTAACTGCTCTTGTTGCAAATGTAACTGCTTCTGGAGTTATTATTGGAACTAGTTCAAATCTTCCTACTTCATCTCAATTATTTGTTCATAATGAACGATTTAATGGTGGCAGTAGTGCTTCTGTAAGGTTTGAAGGAAGTTCGATATTTATGTATACTTTTGGTTAATTGATTAATATAGTCAACAATATATTAACAACTATGTTATATGCCAATGACTTTAAGAGATCCAAACCAAATTCTTACCGCTGAACATGATGAACCAAATAACGCAAAGCGTGTAATAATTGTTGGTGGAGAAATGCCGGAATTTAAAATGCCTGATTTTTCTAAAACTTTAGTAGAGCAATCTATTAAAATTGAAAAAATAGAGGTTCCGGTAATTGTAAAAGAAATAGAAAAAATAGAAGTTCCTATTGTTATAAAAGAAATAGAAATCAAAGAGATTCCTATTTTAGTGAAAGAAATTCAATTTGAAAGAATTGAAGTTCCTATTATCGTAAAAGAATATCAAACAATAGAAACTCCTGCAGAAGTAAAAGAAATAGTACATAAGGAATCTTTGCCTAAATGGGCGATGATTTTAATATTAGTTCAATCAATGATTGCTACTTTAGCAATTTTAACAAAATTTCATAATTAACAACTAATTATATGGCAGTAGGAATACCAAATACCCCTCCGAGTAATTTGAGTCAAGAGCAAATTATTCAGAGAGCATTCGAAGAAGAAAACGACAGATTACGAGTCGATGCTCAAGTAACCGCAACGATTACTGAGCTTTGGAGTAGTGCTGATGATTCTGATATTGCCATTCGTGATCCATTAAGTGACAACACGTTAAAAATAAACACTGATGGTTCTATTGATGCAAATGTTAAGGTAGATGCTGCCGAACGTGATTCTATTTTAATTGTTGGTACAGTGAATGGCACAGTTACCGGAACACAAAAAGTTTTAAAAGTAGATACATATGGTAATGCTCAAAGTATTCAAGCTAATGCTCTTGTTCCATATGAGTTTGATTCTATTTATCCTCAGTACCCAAGTAACACAACAGAAGTTTATGTTTATAAAAAAGGTGGCGACACCGTTGCAACAATAACTGTTACTTACACAGATTCTTCCAAAGTAACTTTGTTTTCTATAGTGAGAACATAACATGGCACTTCGTTTTAATTTTTTAACTGGAGCTTTAGAGTATTATACTGCTGTAGTTCAAATTCCTATTGATGGTTCTTCTAACGGATTAATTGTTACAGGAAATACAATTTCTATTGCACTTGCTACAGAAACGACTCCCGGAGCATTGTCTGCAGAAGATTACACAGAGTTTAAAAATAAAAAAGAGTACAGAACAATAAATGATAATATTATATTAACAACTCAAACTGTAGCGGATAAAAAAGTAACGTTAACGAATTTACCCGCATTTCCAGATTCATTAATTTTGAATTTGGAAGGAGGGACGCTACAAAGATATGGAATAGATTATACGGTAAATGGTCAGGAACTAAGTTGGAATGGATTAAGTCTTGATGGATTTTTAGAACCTGATGATAAACTTATAATTTATTACGATATTGAATAATAACAAATAAAAAAAGGGGAAACATAGAATGGCTAATTTAATTAAACAGAAATATTTGGAAGGTATTGATTCTTCTAAATTTAAAATCGAACAAGGCGGCGCAATCAAAGCTGTAAATGCTTCAGGTACTTTGGTTGACGTGTTCAAATTTGACACCGCTCAAAATATTGTAAAAATTTACAATGACAAACAAGTTGCTGATACAGACTTCGTTAATGGATTGATCACTCAAGAAATTACCGATCGTAACACAGCAATCAGTCAAGCAATCAGCGATCTCATCAATGGTGCTCCAGCAGCGTTGGACACTTTGAAAGAAATCTCTGATGCACTTGCTGAAGACCAAACTGCTCTTGATGGCTTACTTCAAGACCTTACTACTTATGTAAAACTTGATGGTTCTCGCGCATTCACCGATAACCTCCCTATGGGAAGCAACAAGATTACAGGTTTGGCTAATGGTTTAATGCTTGATGAAGCTGTTAACAAAGGACAGCTTGATAGCGGAGTTCAAGAAGCAAAAGATTACACTGATGATCTTGAAGATCGTTCAATGCTACTTGATGGCTCACAGGCAATGATTCAAAATCTTCCTATGGGAAGTAATAAAATTACCGGCCTTGCAAATGGTTTGATGCTTGATGAGGCGGTAAACAAGGGTCAGTTAGATTCTGGAGTTCAAGAAGCAAAAGATTACACTGATAATCTTGAAGATGCAGTAATGTTATTAGATGGCTCTCAAGCTATGCAACAAAACCTGCCTATGGGAAGCAACAAGATCACTGGTCTTTCCAATGGTATGATGCTTGATGAAGCGGTCAATAAAGGTCAATTGGACTCTGGCGTTCAAGAAGCAAAAGATTACACTGATAACCTTGAAAATAGTGTAATGCTTCTTGACGGTTCTCAAGCAATGACTCAGAACTTGCCTATGGGATCTAACAAGATCACTGGGTTGGCTAATGGTTTAATGCTTGATGAAGCAATTAACAAGGGTCAGTTAGATTCTGTTGAGCAAGGACTTCAATCTCAAATCACCACTGAAAAGGATCGCGTTGATGCAATTCTTTCTATGGCTGATGCAGATAAAGATAGCTTTGTTGAAATCGTTACTTTGATCAACTCTATCGATACTGGTAACAGCGATGCGCTTGCTGGTCACTTGGTTGATGCAGAAGATGCACACGATGCGTCTGCTATCTCCGTAGTTCCTGCTGGCAATTTGGCTGCAACACAAGTACAAGGTGCTTTGGAAGAACTCCAAGTTCACATTGATACTGTAGAACAAAGCGTAACTAACCTTGATGCATATGCTCAAGAAGTTCGCTCTGATCTTGATCAAGAAATTATTGATCGTGGTGCTGCTGATGTTGTATTGCAAGGCAATATTGATACTGAAGTTGCTGCTCTCGAAGCTGAAGATTTGACTTTGGTCAAATTGGATGGTTCTCGCGTAATGACTGGCAATTTTGATATTGGCGGATTTAATGCGATTACTAGCAAGATTTTGGTTGATGGAGAAGGTGAAAACACTAGCGGAACTAACATTATTTCTACTGTTAAGTTTGGTACTGAAGCCCTGGCTGAAACCAATGCTGTTGGACCAAGACCATTCTTATTTCTTAAAGGTGAAGACGTAGATCCTACTGTTGGTTACTATGGTTCTAGCCCAGACGAATTTGGTGTAAACCAAGTTCTTTTCCAGCAAGCAACATTCCTTCCGAACTTTATTGATGTTCGCGCTCCACAATATACTATTGAGAACAAATGGGGTTCTTTATATCTTAATGCAGGTAACGAGTCTGAAATAAGAATTGGTTCTAGTGGAAATTCGGTAATTAGCAAGTTTTATGGTGCTATTACTGAATTCCAAACCGAAATCAAAAGCTTTACCGTTCAGGGTTTTACTCAATATTCTACCGATTATGACTATGAAGCGGGAACTTCCACTTCTCAACTCAGAATTGGTATGGATATTGATACTGGACTAATTCCGGTAATTGATCTTGGTGCTAAAACTAAAATCAATGGCGAAACTGGTATCATCACCAACAAAGTATTGTTGCAAGATGAAAACGGAGTAGCTATTGTTCCTGTTGCGGCAGAAGAAGCAGTAAACAAGGCATACGTTGATTCTCAAATTTCTGGAGCTAAAGATTTTGCAAAAGAAACTTTTGAAATTGATGTTGCTTCTGAATTAGAATATGTAATTCTTTCTCAACAAGCGGTAGACAACTCTTTAGTGGTGTTTGTTAACCGTCTTGCATTGCACCAAGGAATTGATTACACAGTATCTGTATACTTTGATCCTGAAGCTTATGAAGCAGCACCACAAACCAAGATTACTTGGATGGGTGATTTTGCTGTCGGCGGAGTTGAGGCTATTGAAGAAGGTGACGTTATTAATGTTACCTACATGTACTAATCTGATTAATATATAACATTAAGTTGGGGTAGAAGGATGCTTTCTTTCTACCCCAATTTTACATAAAAAGGGGAAAATAAAATGTTAGTAACAAAATCGCATCAGGCAAATGAGCCTGTAGAAGTATCAATCGACAAAGAAGAATTAAAACTTATTCCTGCAGTAGCAAATCATCCTAGTTTATCTGATGAAGCTAACTGGTACATGAGTTCTGTTATTTATAAACATGCAGATAGCAATGCCCGTTTGGCAGCAGGATTTAAATCTGATTTTACAGAAACTGTGCAAGTTCCATTAAAATCGGGAATGGCGGGTGGAGATAATTACGAACTTCACGAAATTTTAGTTTCTGGAGTAAATAGATCTCCTCTTATTTCTGTTAAACGTGCCGATATTTTAAACGCATCAACCATGGATTTAATTCTTAGTGGCGGAATTAACCCTCTAAGTCCTTACGAATCTGCAATTCTTTCTAATAATCCATATTTTTATTACAGATTTAATGAATCTTCCGGTACGTCTATAGCAGATTCTTCTGGATCTAATAGAGGTGCAACTGTTGCTGTGCCGGGTAATATTATATATAATAATCCCGGCCCTATAGCAGGAGGTAAATCTTTACTGTTTAATCAAACTAGACTAGTTACAGATTTTAGTACAGATATTGATAGCCCAATATCCATAGAATGGTGGTTTAAAGGTACTGACGGAGGAAATATGATTGCGCATTGGACGGGTGAAGGGGTAACTAGTTGGAATATTTTACCATATTTTTCTCTTAGGTTTGCTGCAGGAAACGTACAGGCATACTATTTAAACGGATATAATATGAATAATTTAGTGGGTCCTGAACCTGTTAATTCTCAATATGAAGCTACTGCATTAACTAATAATACATGGCATCATGTTGTTTATACTCAAAGTTCAAATAAGCGAGTTTTATATCTTGACGGAATTGCAGTAGACACAAAAACTGACAATTTTGCGGCAATTAGCTTACAAGCACCTTGGCATATTGGAGGTTGGGGTTCAAATTTATCAGAAGCTTTTAATGGATATATTGCAGAAGTTGCTTTTTATAAAAGTGAATTATCCGCAGCTAATGTGTTAGCTCATTATCAAGCCGCATTTTAATTAACAACTAATATAAACAATATTAGGTATTAATATGACCGACTACATCATTCATAAATTAAATATAAAACTATTAGAAAATGTCAATGCTGGAACAAATTACGAATCTGCTCCATTAAATATTCAAAGTATTTCATTATACTGCATGCAAGCTACATGGAGCGGATTAAGTGCTGTTAATCCAGTAATTGCTTTGTACGGATCTAATAATTTGGACGAACCTTTTATCCAAATCGATAGTTTTATCCCTGTGGGTGCTGTAGGCGGTCGATTAATAAATGTCGAAAAAGCTGGATATGCGTACATTAAAGTTGCGTATACATGCTCTTCTGGTTCTGGAATAATTAACGTATCTATAAACGGCAAGGTGTAATATGGATAGTTTTAGAAACATACGAGATGATGGAATACAAAAAGTTTCTAATACTGCGGAAAGACTTACATTAGTTCCTTCTGATGGAGATATAGTAGAACAGTTGGATAATCATGCATTGTATGTGTATGATGGAACAACAAACTCTTGGTTATTAGTTAGTCAACCAACAACTACAACTGTTGTTACTTCAGTTTTTGGTCGTTCTGGAGATGTATTAGCACAAGCCGGTGACTACAATAAGTCGCAGGTTGGTTTAGGAAATGTAGATAATACTTCAGATTTAAATAAACCAATTTCAACAGCAACTCAAACTGCATTAAATCTTAAAGAAGATGTAATTAACAAAGTTACAACGTTAGCTTCTCCTAATAATACAACCTATCCTACCACTCTTGCTGTATCTAATTCGATCGGAGTTATTGATAATTTATTTACAGTAATGAAAGAACCTACAGGATTTCCAAATAGAACTGATAGCACTATTTCATTTGATGATTTTACTCGAACTTTATTTGTTTCTCCAGTTGGAGCTTCTTTTGATTTTTACATAAAAGGTATAAAATTTTCAAAATTTGTTGCCGTAGGAAGACAAATTCCTAATACAACAGGAATTCATTATTTATATTTTGATAATACTGGAACATTGGTAACAACAATGGTTTTTAGTACCAATATATTTACAGAAGGCGCATTTGTCGCTGTGGTCTATTGGGATGCTTCTGCTTCCGGAGCAGATAGAATTGTAACATTTGGCGAAGAACGTCACGGTCTTACAATGGATTCTGCAACTCATGCATACCTTCATACAACACATGGAGCCGCATTTGCTAATGGATGCGGACTAACAAATTTTACAATTAATGCTGGTAATAATAATGCAGATGCTCAGTTTACTTCTTTATCAGGACTAATATGGGATGAAGATATAAATCATGTTATACCATCACAAACGCAATTTCCAATTTTATATCGTTTAAATGGAACGTGGAAAAAGAAAACTGCCGATGCTTTTCCGTTAATTTACAACGGAACTGCAGGATATACAGGGACTCGTCCTGCATATAATTTAAATACGGCAGGTGTTTGGAGTTTAGCTGAAGTACCAAATACTCACTTCTTTTTAATTCATATGTTTGCAACTAATGACGTTAATTATCCTGTTATTGGCATATTAGGAGAAAACCAATACAACACAAAACCTTCTGCTGAAGATGCTGCTAAAACTGAAATTAGGACAATTAGCGGTCTTCCAGTAACGGAGTTTTGTCCGATTGGTTCTGTAATATTTCAAACTAATACTGCCTACAGCAATATACCAAAAGCAAGAGTTGTATTAACTGATACTGGAGCAAATTATGTTGATTTTAGATTAGAAAATATTAGACCGGGAGCATTAGCATAGGTGTAAAATGGCAAAACATAATAATAATGTTCTTAGAATGCCAGCAAGACAGTATCGTCCGGCAACTTCTGATAAAGTATTCTTTGTTGGATTTTGTGTAGATCGAGGATTTCATCCATTAGCTTGGTTATTCAGATTAGTATCTAACACTAAATTTTCTAAGATATATGTAAGATTTAAAGATACAAAAAACAAGCAAGGAAAAGTTTTCTACAAAGATGGTATGTCTGTAAACTATTTCTTTGAAAAAAACTTTGATAAAAATTTTAAAATTGTAAAAGAATTTGCGGTTCAAGTTAATGCTCAATTCCACGATGACTTTTTAAACGAATGTTTTAAACACGCAAACGTTGAATACAATTTATTTAATAAACTTTTTAAACCTAAAACTTGGTTTAATGTTTTAGAATGGTTAGGATTTGCTATTGAGTTAACAACCCCTAATTGGTCTAAGAAAAAACTTAACAAAATCAAATCAAAAGATATTTATAATCATTTTAAATAATAGGAGAGGTTATGAAAGAACTACTATATTTACTGAGAGCTATGCAATTTTTTACACATAGCTGTCACAATCTTGTAAAAGGAACTCCGTTTCATTCGGATCATGCATTTTTCGGAGATGTATATGATGATTTAACTGGAGATTACGATAGCGTTGCTGAACGTATTATCGGTCTTTACGGAGAAGAGCCATTAGAACTTAATTCTGTATTAACAGGAGCAATGAATAAGCTTGTTGGTGCTCCGAGCATTGGTGTTCAAGACAATAAAGTTTATTACGATCATCTGTATAAAATGGACGAAAAACTTAAAGCATTAATTAAACAAATTATTGCTACTGGCGTAAGTCCGGGAACTGAACAACTTATTGGCAATATTGCTGATAAATGTGAAATGCGTTGCTACAAAATTAAACAGAGAATGAAATGAGCGAAAAAAAGAAACTTACTCTTAAAGATTTTATGATGTCTCCGGAACAGATAGAATCTTATTCCGAACCATCTATTATGGATGAGTATATAAAGCAAAACGATCCAGAACAATGGGATAAAATCGTTAGAGCTAGAAATCTTAAATTTGCAACAGAAAGTGCAATGATGGGATCTCTTGGCGGAGGATCTCCACTAGGAAAGTTTGGTAAAATTCGTAAACATATCTCTGAAGTAAATAACCCATTACCGCATAAAATTTACAACAAAGCTATTGGTCATATGGATCCAAAATCAAATTGGGTTGAAGCAGGAAAAGTAATTGCTAAACCATTAGAAGAACAACCTATTGGTACAATTAAACATTACGTTCCGGAAGCTGAAGATATTGGTAGAGTTGTTGCTAAAGATATGGAACCAACTTGGGTTAAAAATATAAAACAATTGCCTAAAGAAGAAGTCGAATCTTCGGCGTTATCTAACCCTACTAAAATACAACAACCATTAAGTTTAGAACAAAGAGTAGATAATGCATCAGAAAAAGAAAAAGCATTATTTCAGCGTTTGATGGAATTAACAGGAAGAAAGTCATCGAGATAATATGTCATTTGAAAAAACAAAAAAGAAGCTTATTAAACGTAAAGACGGTTCATATAGTCAACGAGGTCTTTGGGATAACATCAGAGCAAATAAAGGCTCTGGTAAAAAACCAACAAAACAAATGTTGAAACAAGAACGTATTATTAAAAAACAGGAAAAATAATATGTCAAATACAGCAAATACTTTTACATCTTTACAACCAATGATGCACGAAGCATATGCTGATGGTGTTGGAAGCCATAATCACAAAAGTAAATTTAAAAAAATTAAATCCAAAGTTTCTAAAAAAGATTGCGATTGTAAGCCTAAACCAAAAGAAAAATGTGGTTGCAAAAAAGGTTAACAACTTTAAGTGATTGCTATTAATCAAACAATAATCATCTTACCCGAATAGCCGGATAGATACCAATTAGTCTATCGAAAGACGACTTAAAAGGAAACAATATGGCAAACGAAAATGGTGGTGCAGCACTGTCTGCTCCAGTAGATAACGCTGCGCTTAATGCTGGCAGTGAAGTTGATTCAAACGTTGAGATGCAAGATCAAGACGTAGAATCTAGCGAAAACGAAGGTGGTTTAGCCACTAAATCTCAGGCGGAAATTAAACGCCTAAATAAACTAAAACTTAAAGTACACGGACAAGAATTTGAAGAAGAATTGCCGTTTGAAATTGAAGAAGATCCAGAAGTAATTGATTACTTAACTAAGAATCTTCAATTGGGTAAAGCTGCTCAACGTGCTATGCAAGAAAAAGCAAGCTATGAGCAACAAGTAAAGCATTTCTTCCAAGGAATGAAATCCAATACCAGAGAATACTTGATGCAAATGGGGATTGATCCTAAAGAATTTGCGGCTCAAGTAATCGAAGAAGAAATCAAAAAGGCACAATTAACTCCAGAACAGCTTCAAGCGATGGAATTGCAAGAAGAACTGAAGAAAGAAAAAGAAGCAAGACTTCGTGAAAAAGAAGAGTATGAGCGTCAAGAATTTGAACGTATTCAACAGATTGAATATGAACGAATCGACAATCAAATGTCTGAAGCACTGGAAACTAGTGATCTTCCTAAAACACCTTATGTTGTTCGTAAGATGGCTGAGTATATGCTTTTGGGTGCTAAACGGAATATCGATCTTAGTCCTAAAGATGTTTTGCCACTTGTTCGTGAAGAATTACTTGGTGACCTTAAAACCATCATTAATTCTTTGGGCGAAGAAGCTGCTGAAGAATTTATCGGGAAAGAAGTAATGACTCGTTTCCGTAAACGAAATATTGCTAAAGCTAAAGCCGGTCAAGTAACTCCAGCTACAGCTAAAGCTGGCATCAAAGAAGTTGTAAATAATGCGTCAAAACAAACTCAAAAATCCGCTGATAAAGTTGATTATAAAAAGTTTTTCGGATTTTAACAACTAGTGGTGTATAAAATTTTTTTCATCGTACAGGACGAATTGCTACCCAATTGGATGCTTTTACTACCCTAAAGATGAGTAATAACCGGAATACAATAGTATTCTATAACTAATTAACAAAAATAAACAAAAAGGAGACATTAAAATGTCTATTGCTTATCAACCTAAGAAAGCGGAAGTTCAAGCCGTTTCTCTTAAATTCCAAACCCTCATGTTGCACATTGAAGATACTCAAATTGTATCTGATTTTGCAACTGTTACCCCAGACATCGACGTAAAAGAAACAGTATCTACCTACACAGGTAATGCTCCAGTAATTTATAAAGTTCTTGCTGCTGGCGGAAACTTGGTAGCTCCTACTGCTGTAGCTATCTCTGGTTCTGTTATCACTCCAACTTTTGCTGTAGCTCCAGTTTCTGGTGATTGCATCATCGTTCACTACGTTGTTGCTGAATAATAAAAATAAATAATAAAAAGGAAATAAAATAATATGTCTAATGTAGCTAACGTATTTAGTACTCCCGATAATACGGTCGGTAATTTGAACGGTTTGTTCAAAGAAGTGTACGCTGATAAAATGAAAGAGCTTATCCCAGATGGCGTTAAAATCTTGAACATGATTAAATTCATGTCTAAAGATAAACAGCCGGGTAACCTCTACCACCAACCAGTTGTTCTTGGTTTGGAACACGGTATCACTTTCGCATCTAGCGAAGATGATGCTTTTGCTCTCCTTCCAGCAATCTCTGGCGCAATCAAAGATGCTCAAGTTCGTGGATCCCCAGCGGTTCTCCGTTCTATCCTTGGTTACACTGCAGCTTCCCGCGCAGCACAAGGTGGAGCACAAGCATTCATGGATGCAACTAAGTTTGTTGTTGGTAACATGCTTCGTTCTATGGTTAAAAAACTTGAGATCGAAATGATCTACGGTCAAGTTGGTTATGCAACTGTAGGTTCAATCACTACTAACGCAATCACTATCACTACCGCTGAATGGGCTCCGGGTATCTGGGCAGGTGCTGAAAACATGCCTCTCGAAATCCGCTCTTCTGCTGGCGTTCTCAAAGGTTACTGCAATGTAGTATCTGTTAACATGGATACTAAAATTGTTAACGTTGATGCTGCTCCTGCAGGTATTGTTGGTGGCGATGTTATCTGGCACAAAGGTGCATACGGTAACGAATTCGTTGGTATTCACAAAGTATTGACTACCAGTGGCGTTCTCTTCAACATCGATACTTCTACCTACAACTTGTTTAAAGGTAACGAGTACGATGCACAAAACGGTGCTCTTTCTTTCTCTAAACTCAATCAATCTATCGCTCGCGCTGTAGAAAAAGGTTTGGAAGCAAAAGTAACTGCACTTGTTAACCCACGCGCTTGGGCTAACATGATGAACGACCAAGCTGCTCTCCGTAAGTACGATGGTTCTTACTCTAAGCAGAAGGCTGAAAACGGTTCTGAATCTCTCTTGTTCCATTCTCAGAATGGTGAGATCGAAATCGTTCCATCCATCTACGTTAAAGAAGGTTACGCTTACATCCTGTACGCTGAAGACTGGGCTCGCGTTGGTTCTACCGACGTTACCTTCCAACGTCCGGGTGCAGATGGCCGTTTCTTCCGTGATCTTGAAAATGCTTCTGGTTACGAACTTCGTTGTTACACCGACCAAGCAATTTTCTGTGCTTCTCCGGGTAAAAACGTACTCATTAAAAACATTGTTAACCAAGCTTAATTGATTAGTTAATAAATAAATAAGAGGGGGTGGATCACTGATCTGCCCCCTTTTTGTTTTAACAACTATATTTGTTTATGTTTCTTTATATTTACTTACTAATCAATGTCGATTGGTAGATAAACGGAGAGAAACATGACCTACATAAAACTTTTAAGTTTAGCTATTATCCTTTCAATCGTTGGTATGGGTTGCAAGCAAAAAGAACCTGAATGCCATTTCATTCCTTCAAATCAGATTTTTGTATCTGAAAGTGAAAACGAAGGAATCTCAGAAGAAGAATTCAACAAAGTTCTTAATGATTTTGAAAAGGTAGTAATCGCACTAATCAAAGACAAAGGATACAAACTTCAAGTTAACCGTAGATGGGAAGATGACACTGTTAATGCAAATACAACAAAAGAAGGTAATCGTATGGTTATCAATGCTTTTGGTGGACTTGCAAGATACGAAGGAATGACTGCTGACGCATTTATGATGGTTATGTGTCACGAATTAGGACATCATTTAGGTGGATTTCCTGCTCAAGGTTGGGCATCTAACGAAGGACAATCTGATTACTACGCAACAGCTAAATGCTTTCCTCGTATGCCTCAAGGTAAAGTAAAAGCTGAAGGTGTACCTAAAATCGTGACAGAAAAATGCTCTTTGTTGCACAAATCTCAAGACGAGATTGAAGTTTGTGAAAAAGGATCAATGGTTGGATATACTCTGGCTGATGTCCTTAATCGCTTGTCTGGAGCAAAGAAAGCTGTTGATTTTGCAACTCCAGATAAAACTGAAGTGCCAAAAATTTACTATGCGCATCCAAAAGCTCAATGTCGTTTAGACACATATTTTGCCGGAGCAGTTTGCGGAATGCCATACACTGAAGATTTTGCTAAAGACAACCCTATCCAAGGTGCTTGTGCTGAAGAAAAAGGCGATAAAATCGGTGTAAGACCTCATTGCTGGTATAAACCTCAGTAGTTTTAACAACTATAGTTGATGTTTAATAATATGCTGTCTAAGCTTATCGTGCGTGACGTTAAGACTAAAAAACCGTCATATACGGTGACAGCATTTATTACAGGATTTTTTATAATTAATTTCAAGCTGTTATTTTCTGGGATTCAGATTACGGACAAGATTAAGATGTCAGACTTTAACGGAGTTGACTACGCTGCTGGTGTGGCAGCTTTGGGCGGAATATATGTTTTACGAAAAAATAAAACAATAAAGCCTGATAGTTCAGAGGACAAAGATAATGCCTAAAATTGTTATTGGGACAGACGTAGTAAATTTTCCGGATAACGGGAGTGATGCTCTATGGAGTCCTGCAGTTATTCAATTTGCAGAACTTGTGGCTTCGCAGCTTTTAACATTTGCGAATCCGTATGACGTTTCACCAACAGTTTTTAAGTTAAATCAAAATTCAAATCCTACTTCTACATTTATAATTGGAGCTACCTTTGATGGAGCTTATGTTCGTAAGTTTGTATTAGATTACTCTATTTACCGAGTCGTAGACTACGGACAACCAACAGAAAATGCTATTGTTGAAGCAGGAACATTAACTGGAACATTTAATACATCTTCTGAAGAGTGGGTTTTACAAGATGAATTTAATGGTGATAAAAAATCAGACGGAACTGCATATCACGCATTCACTATAAACGGATCAAATCAAATTGAATTGCAAACTCAAAATCTTGTTGGAAATCAAGATTACGATTTAAGCACCATTTCTTATTCCGCAAAAACTGAATTAGTAACATTAACTTAATGAGTAACTTATAATGTCAAACAAAGAATATAAAAATTTTATTAAAGGTATTGCAATAACACCAAAAGGTACTTCTGAAAGTCAGAAAGCCGGTGAACTTGAAGTTCGTAGTGATGACAATAATAAATTATATCTTCATAATGGAACAATTAACGACGCGGTAGTTCAAGAAGATGTTACTGCGACACTTACTAATAAAACGCTTACTGCTCCGGTAATTAATAACCAAACTGCAGATACTATTACTGGTATTGCAGGTGGACCATTATTAATTCAATCTAGTTCAAATCAAGATCTTTCTTTGCAAGCTCAAGGTACTGGAGAAGTATTACTTGAATCATTATCTATAAATAATACAACTATTGATTCGGCTACAGATTTTAATATTAATGCAGATACAAATATCAATATTAATTCAAATGGTGTAGGTAATGTTTATTTAAAAAAATCTGCAACAAATATTGTTAGAATTGATTCTGATGCAGCTTCACTTTTAGATGAAAACAAAGTAAAATTTTACGATACAGATAATTCTAATTATGTAGGGATTAAATCTCCTGCCGTAGTTCCTGCAGATTATACGATTACTCTTCCTGCAAATGCTCCCGATCCAAATACTGCGTTAGTGTATGACGGTACTGACTATAAATGGAGTACTGCTGGCGGCGGAGATGCAAGTGGATCTAATGATGACATTCTTGCAACAGCTTTCCGCGCTCGTATTTTAGATACGTTTGAAGATCAAAATACTGCATCATCTTCTTCTATTAATCCAACTGCAACTACAGCATCTTGGAGTTCTTTAAATCAATATTATAGTATTCAATACGAAAATACTACTATCACTAATGGTAATACTACAACTCCAACACTTGCAGTAAATCCTGCATTTATGGCTGTAGGTGATGTCATTATTTTTAATAATGAAGTTCGTAAAATTACTGTACTTAGTCCATTGACAATTAATTCTGCATTTACCACTGCATCTGGATCTTGTACTGTATCTCAAGCTGTTTCTTCTAAAGAATTATACGGATCTGTATTTGATGGTGCATCTATTTCTAATGCATTTAACAATTCTGAATTTTCTGAATTCTTAATTGATTATCAAGATTCTACAACAAGCGTTTATACTCCAAATATAGTGCCAGTAATAGGGTATTCTGTTTCTCAAAATAATACTTCTTGGTTGGATGCTGGAGTTCGCCCAATTTTTCAAACAGATCAAATTCAATCTGGTACATTTGCTAGTCCCGGAACTGCATTGTATGTAATGCTTTTTTCAAATGTATCTGTTGGATCTGGAACTGTAAATCTTCTTGAATACCGCGCATACATGCAAAAGTCTCCTATTGTTACTACAGGAACTTTGAACCAAGCATATGCACGTTTTGACGGATCAATTACTCCTCAACATTGCACTCTTTCCACTGTATCAGGTAAAACTCAAGTTACTCTTGATTGGACTTATTCTAACGGAGCAAATAATCCTGACACATACGGAGCTATTGACGTTTATATCAATGGTCAATTTATTCCTCGTCAGGTAGGAAGTTACCTTACTACTGGGGCATTTTATAAAGAAATTAGTAGTTCTGTAATTGAGCTTGATACTGATTATTCTACTACTCCTTACGCAATTCAAATTGTTCAGCGTCAATCTCCAAGTAATTTTGTTGCACCTGCAGGACTTTCTGGATCTACTGGCGGATCTGGTTTGAAAAACTACATTACCATATACAAAAATAATCCGGGTAATGGAGATTTTGAAACTGGAGATACTTCAGGTTGGGAATTTGTTAGCGGTGTAACTATTGATGCTACTACAAAAATACCTTCTGGAGGATCGTTTGTTTCTACTGTAACAGGAATTACAAACACTGTAATTTCGGTAAATCAATTAGCAGCAAATTATTCTTTAAATAGCGCAATGACTACCGGAGTTTCAATTCAAGGTAAGGGTATTGCGTCTAAAGCATTTACCATTGATATTGAAGATCAAGCTAAAGTTCTTGGATTTAAGTTTGCATATAAATTAGCAAGTGATGCTAATGCTGGTACAGCAAATGCATTTAATGCTTCTGGTACTTCAGCTAACACTCTTGCTGTATATCTTCATGATGGAACAAATTGGATTCAACCTGCTGGCGTTTATAACATCGTTCAAACTAATGGTGTAGGATATGCAAGTGGTACATTCCAAACTAGTTCTACAGGGACTCAATATAGAATTGTTATTTTAAACATCAACACATATACAACAAATTGTACTGTTGTATTTGATGATTTCTTTGTTGGTCCACAAATTAGCGTAAATGCTCCAGCAATTAGCGATTGGCAATCTTATATTCCAACATTTACCGGTCTTGGCACTCCGACATCTATAGATTTTAATTGGAGACGAGTTGGAGATAGTATTGAATTACAAGGTAAATTTACAGTAGGTTCGTCAACCTCTACTGAAGCTAGAATTAGTATTCCTTCAGGTCTTACTTCATCTGATATAACAAAAATTCCCAGTCTTTCTAAAGTAGGATCATTTGCTACTTCATATATTGAGGCATTTTCAGGAGAAGTATTGATAGAGCCTTCGGTTACATATCTGACTTTGGGAAAACAAGGATCGGGTACTGCAGGACTTCAAAAACTAAACGGAAACTCGGTTTTTGGTACAGTAGGACAAATTTGTTCTTTGTTTGCAAGAATACCTATTTCTGGTTGGTCATCTAATTCTGTTGCAAGTAATGACACTGATACTAGAGTAGTTGCTATGTTGGCAACAGGTTCTGCACCAGCAGTTGCTGCAAATAATCCTATTGTTTTTCCTACTGTGACTTTTGACACACATGGAGGATATAATCCACTTACTGGTAAGTACACCATCCCAGTTTCCGGTATTTATAGAATAAACACATATACTACCGCTAACCCTCCGTTATATACAGCAACAAGTGTATATAAAGACAATGTTCAACAGTTGCCAGTTTCCGGATCTGCAGATGGCAATGGACATATTGAAGGTTCATTTTTATTTCAATTTAATGCAGGAAATGTAATTGACGTTCGTTTAAATAATACAATTAGCGCACCTACCGGATCAAAAAGTGCGTTTAGTTTAGAACGTTTATCAGGTCCTGCGGTCATAACTTCTACAGAAACGGTAACCGCTAGTTATTCAATAACTACACCAGCAGCTACTGCAATTAATACTCAATTTAATTTTGATACTAAAATATTTGATACACATAATGCAGTAACTATTGGTGCAGGTGTTTGGAAATTTACCGCTCCTATTAGTGGTAAATATCAAATTTCTTCTAGTATTATAAATACTGGCCTAAATAACACAATGGCTGTTTTTAAAAATGGAAGCATATACAGAAATATGGGTTATTGTATTACTAACCAAGCAACTGGGGCATCAATTCCGGGAACTACAATTGTACATTTAAATGCCGGAGAATATATTGATGTTCGATCAGGATCAAATACAGTTACTCCGGTAGCAGGAGTGTTTTCTGGTGCAACAGTAAGTAATAGTAATTTTATTGATATTATCAGGTTAGGAAACTAGTCCATGCAAAAAGATAATAAAGAAACAACTAAAGAAGAAAATATTATCAAAGTAAATGAAGGTATGGAAACTGAAGTAGTCGTTAAAGTTAAAGTACCTGAAGGAGAATTATAATGGCTCTTATAGCTGGCGTACAATACGGAACTCCAATTACATCTACAACATACACAGGCATTCCTGCCGGAACAATTCTTCCTTGTGGTTCAACCGGAGCGTTAACTAGAACATTATTATGCGATGGAACAAGTTATTCAAGAGCTGCATATCCTGCATTATTCGCAGTAATTGGAACTGCGTTTGGATACGTTGATGGAAATAGTTTTAATGTTCCTGATTTTAGAGGACAGTTTCTTCGTGGTGTAGATGGAACTGCAAACAAAGATCCGGATAAAACCTCTCGTACAGCAATGAATGCGAACGGAAATACGGGGAATTTAATAGGTTCAGTTCAAGGCGGTCAATTTGCAAGCCATGACCATCCTGCTTACCGAAGCTCTTCAAATACTGGGGGATTTGCGGGGATGCCGACACTTACCGCTTTTCCGGCGGCAAATACCGATGCCAGTATAGGATATGATTTTTATTCCATGATTGGAAATAATGGTGGTAATGAAACTCGCCCAACAAATGCTTACGTCAATTATTGCATCGCTTATTAAGGAAATAATATGCCATTAACAAGAAAATTAGCATCAAAATCATTAATCAAACAAAACACAAATCAGGATGTATTTGGAACTGGTGTAACTAATCTTGTTAGAGATGCGTTCATTGGAACTGGTTCACAAAAAGTATTTAATTTAACGATTTCTCCTTTATCTGCTGTAAATACTCAAGTATTTATCTCTGGAGTATATCAGAACAAGGATACTTATTACGTTTCTGGGAATGTATTAACATTTAATACTGCGCCATTAAATTTGGCGATTATTGAAGTAATAAGCGGAACAAATTATTCTATTGGTATTCCGGGTGATGGAACAGTGAGTAATGTAAAATTATCTCAATCTCCTGCTTATACAATTAAATCAAACAATACAGCATCTCCTGCTACACCAACAGATATTACAGTTCCGCAATTAGCAGCAATGTTTACTGCTCCTACAATTCAACGACTTACTACGGTTGGATCTGGAACTTATACAACACCGCCAAATGTTAAATACCTTCGAATAAAAATGGTTGGTGGAGGTGGTGGAGGTAGCTCTGCTGGTAACTTAACAAGAGCGGGAACTGGTGGAACTACAACATTTGGATCGTCTTTACTAACGGCAAATGGTGGTGAAGGCGGTATTTGCGCAAGCAACAGTAACCCAAGATCTCCGGGATTAGGTGGAACTGTTTCTGTAAATTCTCCAGCTATTTCTATTGTTGCATTAAAAGGTGGGGATACTCCTGTTGGTAGTACATCTTCTACAACAGAAATGACTGGTGGTGCGGGAGCTGCAAGTCCATTTGGAGGTGCTGGCGGTTCGATGTACACACAAAGTGGAACTCCTGCAACTCCTAATTCTGGATCAGGTGGTGGTGGTAATGGCGGAGGTTCAGGTATTGGAGGATCAGGCGGAGCTGCTGGAGGTTATATTGAAGCATTAATCGTTAATCCTTCTCCTACATATTCATACACCATTGGAGCAGGTGGGATTGCAACAGGAAGTGCCGGAACTGGCGGTTCTGGCGTAATTATCGTCGAAGAATATTACCAATAATTTAAATAGGAATTTTAACAACTAACAGTATACATTTATCGGTGATGTGTATTGTTAATATAAACAACAATATACCGATATTTCTAATAAACAGGAGAAAAACATGGCATACATGACCATTCAAATCAATACTGGATCAGTCGGTCCATCTGTTGGCGATCTTAATACCGCATTAGCTGGCGGAACAACTAAACCGGATGAAGTGCTTCAAAACATCATTAATTTGATGTACGGAATAAAAGGCGGAAATTACTCTGCAGAACTTTCCGTATCTAGCAGCACTGTTGCAGGAACTGTAAGCGGTCAAACCGGCGGTACTGCAGCTTTCAACATCAGCTTTAAATAAGTAATAGGAAGTATATACTAATGAAAAAATTAGAAGAACTTTTGAAAAAAGGCAAAAAGATGAATCCTATTGCCGCTAAAGCTAAATCCAAAGTATTGGAAGAGCTTGGCGATGATATGATGGACATGGGTTCTGACAAGATTAAAGGTCTTAAAAAAGTAACCGTTGCTTCTGACAGTCCTAAAGGCATTGAAAAAGGTCTTGATATGGCAAAGAAGATCGTCGGTAAAAAAGATGCCATGAATGGAATGGGTGATTTTGAAGAAGAAACCCCTGAACATGAAGGAATGGAATCTGAAGGCGAAGAGTACGCAGAACATGAAGCTGGTATGGAAGAAAAAGAACCAGAAGAAATGTCTGCTGAAGAACTCAAAGAACAAATTGCCAAATTAGAAGAGTTGCTTAAAGAAAAAAATATGGAAGCATAAGAGGTTTTAGCTTATGCCAAATATTAAACCTTATCTGACAACCGATGGCTTGGTTGAAGCTGTAAAGCTTACCATGTCCTTTCCTCTTTCTCAGAATAGTTTTACATATAATAACATTGTAACCTTTCTGAATCAGGAAATGCAATTAAATGCAGTTCCTACATTGATGATTGAACATGAAGAATACCTTGTCTATCGTAAAGCTATTCCGCTTTTAGAAAGTATCTCACGTTATGATATTCCCGATCGAGCTATCGGTATGTCGTTGCGTGATGTTAAGTTCTCGGATAGCACAGGAAACTTTTACGACATTACTCGTATTGCTCCTGATGATAAGGCTTTCTTCCAGCAATCAAACGGCTCAAATCAGACCATCGGTAAGTTTTATCTTGAAGGTAACGAATTAGTATTAACTCCTAAGTTGCTCGCGAATCCTACAGGAAACTTGGTGCTTTTCTTTTTTCTCCGACCAAATTACTTGGTTAGAGATGACCGAGCAGCTATCATTCAACACTTTCATAAAAACATTACTGTTACTGATAATAGTTTAATTAGTGCCGGAGATACGATTGAAATTACATTAAATGTTCAAACGGATTCTCCTATACCAATTATATTAACTGCCATTTCATCTGGAACTCCAGCTTCTGGAGAGTTCTTAATTAGCAGTAATCCATCTCCATTATCTGCAAAAAATGAAACTGCAAATAATATTGCAAACGCAATTAATGCATTAAACATTAATAATCCTGAAGTCGCTAAATTAAACATAAGTTCTACTTCAAATTTAGCTGATGGATTATATGCTAATGTTCCTGCGAATACCTCAATTATTGAATTAAATTATCTTGATATTTCTTCAACGTTTGAAGTTTTAAATACTGCAGCATTTGAGTTAGATAATAGTACAATCGAGATTCAATTTGATAAATTAAGTTCCACATATCTTGATCCTGATACAGATATTACAACTTCTCTGTATACAGATGGATGTCTTGTGGATTTTTTACAAACTAATGCTGGTCATAGAACTTATACTTATGACGTTAAATTAGTTAATTTATCCAGTGCTGGTCGAGGAAAGTTCTATGTAAATCAATTACAAGACTACCTTAGTAACAGTGTTGGTGGAACTCTTGAGTTTTATCCTATCAAAGTTGGTGATTACATTTGTTTACAAAATGAGTGTATTATTCCACAAATTCCTTCTGAATTACATCACGCACTTGCAGAGAGAGCAGCGTCTCGCGTTTTAATGGCAATTGGTGATAAAGAAGGTTACGCAATCAGTGCTGCAAAAATTAAGGAGATGGATGACAAACAAGCAACCCTTATCGGTTCTCGTGTTGAATCATCTGTTCCAAAAGTTTTCAATAGATATTCATTATTACGTTTAGGTAAATCACGTTTCCGCAGAAGGTATTAAGATGGCTTCTCAAGTAACATTAAAAGCGTTAGGATTAAACTATAGTCCGAATAATCTAGCTTTACCAGAAGGTTCTCTTTTGGTTGCAAATGACGTTATTGTACGACGTGATAATGTTGTTGAGTCTCGCCGAGGATATAAAGACTACAGTGAAGGACTTGGTCTTACTACAGAACCTGTTAAACAATTATTCGAATATAAAGAACGAATTCTTGCTCATTATTCCGATAAAATTGCTTACGATCGATTTTTCTGGTTTCTTTTTTGAAACAGAAGCAGGTTTAAGAATTAAATCCATCGTTGCTAATAAAAATTTATATTTTACCTCATCAGAAGGTATTAAAAAAATATCAGCAAAATCTGCTGAAGATTTCCCAAATACACAAATTGTAAATGCTGGGGCAGTTAAAGCTTTAGACTTAACTGTAAATCTTGATATTGAACAAGGTCAGTTAACCGGATTTTTACCTCCAGATAGTGCAGTAGCATACCGAGTTCTTTGGGGTTATAAAGACGCAAACGAAAACATCATTTATGGTACTCCGTCAGAAAGAACTTTAGTTTATAATTATCTTACTGATATTATTCCAATGGATTTTAACACATTGTTAAACTCTATTGATAATTTAAACCAATCAGGTTCGATGATTACTGATGGCAATTACTACTCTACATACAAGCTTGCTATTACTGATAGCGGTGAAACATTTAAAACTAACGTATTAGGTCTTGCTGAAAAACTTGATAATGATATTACTTATGCAGATTTAAATACTACTCCAGCAAATGCTCCATTAACTATCGATAGTGTTCAAGTTAACATTGGATCAATTGGTCAAGTAAATTTTGCTCCAACTCAAGATCCAACTCCATATATCGAAGAGAATAATTACATTCAAATTAGTGGATTTACTTCAGAACCAGTTACTACTTCAATCGCTCTTACTCATGTTGGCGGCACAACTCTTGTTCCAGAAAATCCTGTAACAATTACAACAAATCCAAATAACTTGGTAAATGGTCGTGATATTAGTATCACTGGTACTACTACGATACAGAGTATTAATGGAACTTATACTACCACGGTTGATGAAAAAATTATTACACAAACAAGTGGTGGAGGTGTAATTCCATCTACAATCGTTACATCTGGAGATACACCACAAGCAAGCGTAAACGCATTAACTGCGGGAGCTACTGCAAATATTACTATTTCTGCCGGTAATGCAGCTACAACTTATTCTATTACAAATGTAGTAAATTCTAGTTATAACGGAAGTATCAGTGTTACAGGACCCGGTCCAAATTATATATATTCAATTACTATTCTTTCTGCAGTAAATTTAGATAATAATGATCAAATTGAATTATCTAATGTAAATTCTAACGTTGGTAATCCGGGTAATGGAATATTTTATGTTAAAAACATTTCAGTAATTGGATCTTTAACTACGTTTCAAATTTCTTCTACTCCGGGAGGGTCTTTATTAACTACGACACAAAGTACTTATTCTGATCCTTCTATTGATATTTTAACTCCGTTTACAACATTTACATTATCTACTAATCATAACGTATCAACAAATCAAATTATTGATATTAGCGGATCTAATTTTACAAATAATACTCCTAGTGTTTCAATAAATGGAAATAAAACCATTATATCTGCAACTGCAGGAACAAATACATTTGTATTAAAATATACTGGGTTATTAAATTCTAATCCATCTCCAGTTTATGGAACAATGTCAGAATTATTGAGATTTACAATTAGTTCTGCGTCCGGTTCAATGATAGATGGAGATTTAATAAAAATTGTTAACGTGCAATCTACTCCGCCGTTATATTCTGATTTTACTGTAGATAATTCTATTGAATTATATATAAACGGTTTAAGTAGTTGGGGAACGGGAGGAACATTCTATGTTTCTACTACTTCAGGCGGTCCAAAATTAGCAACATTAAATGCTTCGTACATAACTGGAACTAATGCTACAATTTATAGATACATACAAGTATCAACTCCTGTTGCGCACAACTTTAGTAATGGTAAATTGGTAGAGTTTACAAATTTAGTTGCTACTCCTACTGGAGTTTTGAATGGAAAATCTTATAAAATATACAATGTAGCAGGAACAACATTTCAAATTTTACCAGAAGTTTCTGGAGTTGCATAT